AACGACCAACCGTCTTTGTTTGACGGGCTGTGAGTGTACCCCAAAACACAGATAGTGCAACAGTTCTTTACGCCAACCTCTCCAACACAATCGCCTGTGGGATGTAAGTAACCACCCCGCCGCTCACCGTCCAAACCACCGTGGGGGTCGCTCCCGCAACCGCGTTGTAAAACACTGTCGATCCCTCCGAATACTGGCCCGCGACCGGCTCGAAGGCGATCAGCGGAAATGTCTGCGCCCCGTAAGTATCCGCATAGTTGAGCGTTGCGTCCACGATAGCAACCGCTGTCCCCACCGTGCAAACGGCATACACTGAGATGCGGTAAAAACCGATTGGAAGCGCGGGAGCCGTATAGGTAAAGCCGGTCGAAGTTCCCGCAGTGCTCAGGGCTGAATTTACTACCGTGGGATACTTAGCCGCCACTTCCAAGTCAATCGCGCTTCCGCTAGGAGTGATGGTGACAGTCGATCCTGTGGATGTAAGCGATAACGCGCCTGTGAGGGAGTTGAGGCTGCTTACGCCCCCCCCACCGCTACCATTAGCAGCCGCCGTTATCTGCCCCTCCGCGTTCACTGTGAGATTGGTGTTTGTGTAGCTTCCTGGGGTCACAGCCGTGGTTGCAATCCCTAATGTCACAGTGCCGCTAGAGCCTCCCCCGGTTAATCCTGTCCCTGCCGTTACGCCGGTTATTGTTCCACCGCTCGATAAAGACAGCACATCAGCCTGAAAGTTAATCCCATCGAACCACACGAATCCTATCTGTCCTGTCGCAACTGGCATCGACGCTGCGGCTAGATTTCCGGGATAGCTTATATTTCCCAATGCTGGAGTAAGAGTAGCCGTCCCAGTTCCAAAATTGAGAAAACTTGCGTACCACGGCAATTGAATTGTCGTTTCAGCAGTCAAGGTAACCGCAATAGGCGATGCATCGTTTAGGACTATGCAAGAACCATAGTCGCTAGGAAAAGTGGTATAGCTCGTGTTACCTGTTTGGTCGTTTACAAATCCTATTGTTAAAGGAGACGATGGAACCACAGTTTCGCTTGCTGTGCTGTTATTTATGGATGTCGTGTTCGCTGCGATAGATGTCGTATGAGCGTCAATCTGAGCCTTTAATATTGGGACAGCATTTTGCGCATCCGTTACGGAATTCCATAAATTCCTAATGACATACTGCACTTGAGGTGTTAAGTCAACAATATGTGGCTCAAAAGGGAAACGCGAGTTGGTCGGATTTACAGCCATTTACTGTCCTTTTTGCTTCTCCGTCCATTTAGTGCATGAAGGGCATAGGTTATTCGGGAATGGCTGATGACCTATCGCTCCGCAACGGGTGCATCTACGTGGTGTGACTGGGTTCTTCAAACGATAGCTCCTGGTGCGCTAGGTCCTGCGAATGGTTTCTGCTTTGAGTATTCTGATGACGACCCCCAACTACGAGTCCAGACCTCAAAACCTTCTTGGAAAATTGTGATCGGAGCCGATGAAGTTACCTTGAAAGATATGATCTTCCATTTGTTCGGCGATACTTGAGTGAACCATTTTGTTTGTGTGCCTCCAGATGAAGGGATTGTTATAGATGCTGGAGCATAGCTCCCATTGCCTGTATCCACTACGAATGACATAGTAGCAGACGCGGTAGAAATATATTCAACATTTATAAGTCTCAAATGTTGGAATCCGACGCCTCCGAGAGACGTTAACTCTGTTTGCCACAGCGTAGACGCTTCCGCGAAAGGCTGGAAGCACCACTCTGATTGTCCTTGCCCTACTCCGCCCCACCATACTCTTGCATTACCTTGTGGGACCAACTGAATATCGTGTGCAAGGAACGGCGTCCATGAGAAGATAAGCGTTTGTTTCCCATTGAATGTTCCAGTGAATGTTGGTCCTGTCTGTCCTCCGTCATACAATATCTGGAACGTAACAGGATTATTCCCTGTGTCGCCGATTAGTTTCACACCTTGGAAAAACTTGTTATCTGGACCACTAAGCTCCATAATTGGCGTGTATTCTGGGATAATCTCAGGATAAGGATCGAAATCCCATCGCGCCTCTTCAACCCATACTCCAGCCGTTGCGGTTTGAACCTGAATCTGTACATCATGTGCTATGATTGGCGGAACAAATGCAAAAGCTATAGGAGTCTTGACCGCAGCAGGAGTAGTAGCTGTAAATGTTACACTTCCACCGTCTGATGTGGCAATGTTTATTGTGGCCGAAACTCCTTTCGTATCCATCGGCAAAACTAATCCACGGATATACTTTGCTCCTTGCGCACCGAGATCGGACCAAGCACTGCGCAGAGTAGCATATTCAGGCCATGGGTCAACAATCCACTTAACTCCGAAATTTCTCCATGGAACGCTGTCTGTGCTCGTGATTCTTAGATTGTGAGATACAAATGGAGGATTGAAACTAAACGCTTTGATTACTTGCTTGTTGGTCGTGGCTGGAGATTCGCTAGGCGTGAAAAACGCCAAGTCCTCAACACGCTGCGCTATAACCTGTTTAGCGGCGTTGAAAGTGTCTAGTTCAAGGATAAAACCCCTAACCAGCTTATTACCAGGAGTTCCTGCATTATCCCAATCTGTTGCACGATTATAAGTGTTCTCAGGCAACTCAACTAGTGTCGGTTGCCATGTGTAAAGAATCGTTCCTGCTGAAATAGGCCAACTGAATGCAGTAGCCAAGTCCCTAGCGTACACCCCGTCTCCAGAGTTAAAATCTAGAACCGTCTCAGTCCTACCCTGAGCCGTAGAGCTTGACGCAGTTATATTGGCGTCTATGACTTGAGACGTGTAGAGGGCAACGTAAGGCTTAACCGATAATGATGATCCTACGATCATGGGTTCACGCTCTCAATGTACAAATCTCCTATGTGCTTGGTGGCTCTGGTGTCCCCGAAATCAGTGCATGGAGTCAACAATACAGCAGTTGCCACTTCGGTTCCTGCACTGCTCATCAATCGTACCGTACCGTCAGAGCATCCTACAAGCGTTTCTCCTACGCTCTGGCCTTCGTCGGGAGCGTGGATGGTCGCCGGTGGGGTATAGGAATCAGGAACCCACCCCATAGCGGCTTCGTCAAATACGAACGTGTGAAAATGCCCATCAATTCCGTAATAATCCCAATACATATAAGCGCCTTGAATGCTAAAGCGTTGAAGATTCGGCTGTGTATCGTCAGGCGGATAGATCGTGTATCCCGCGATAGTCACTGCCGTAGGAGGAGCAGCATTTTCGTGTTGAAATAATGGATACAAATCTTGGTCTGTGATGCTTTTGCTCGCTGATCCGTAAGACGATACGTGAATCCCATCGTCCACGCGGAAATAAATGAGTCCACCACCGGAAACACATACACAGCGAGGAATATACAGTCCTCTGGTAATTGAAGACTCTTGTAGGTTCCATATATTTCCTATGGTTCCTGTGGCAGCAGCAACGGCACTACCAGAACTAGGAACAATCAACCATGCGCGTTTAATCGAAAACAGGACGCCTAGCCCACCGGCAATAGCTCCATTTACCAGCGGTTCGGCAGGTGAGCAAACTTCGGTTTGGTTGGTATCAGGGGCAGCATCCAAGTTAGAACCTTTACACCAGTAGAGCGTACCGGGGCGCAAAGGATCACCTACACCAAAGCAAAAATTAACATTATCAGTTGGTCCAAAAAGATACGGCAAAGGCTGCGCAGCAAGAATTGGCTCTGGTATTTCGTAAGCCAGATTCGTTCCGTCGGGAACACCAGGAATCGTTACCTCGGTCACATATCCAGTGGGAAGATAAATACCCTTGTCGGTAAATGTCACTCCTCCACTAATCGTATTTCCTCCTGTATCGTTGAATACTGGTGTGGTTCCTCCAGACGTTCCCGATACAGTAACTAACTGGTAGTGACCGGCAGGATCAAGGATAAAGAAATTCAACGGATACAAATAGCCAGCCTGAAATGCTGCGGCAGTTGGGCGTGCTATGAAGGTGTAGGCAAGAGACGTAGGAGAGCCAATAAGGATGATGGTTCCAGCTAACCACCTTATATTGAATCCTGTCGCTGATCCTCCTATCGCCCCACCGGAAACCCATGTAATCGCTCCGCCACTGACATTGCATACTCCTTTTTGCGGAAGATCAATGCTTGGAAAAGGTTCAAAGTTATCGTATTCGAGCAACTGTGTTCCAAGTTCCGTGTCAAGCAGAGAATCCGTTACAGGAGTGTTTGTTCCTCCTCCGCCAAGGTTATCGTTTGGACCCGTATTGACATAGGTAAAATTAGACACCACCGAGTCGAGGCGGTAGTAGTCTACAACGTCCACTTGCGGGTCAGGAGACCATATCGACGTAATCGTGTTAGCCGTTACAGGAATCGTCTCAGCAGTAGATTCAGGCGAAGGATTAGATTGCGCTCCTGTCGCGCTGGACCTATAAACATAGCGATATTGAACTTGCTGCTTGACTCCTGCCGCAAGTGGAGGAATGATTGTCGGGCTTTCTCCAGCAGTCGGTGATGCTTCAAGAAGCAGGATGCGACCATTACGATACCAATAATCGTAGTCAATCTCAATTGGGTAAATCCCCGCCGATGGGGGATTTACTTGCAGGGTCGTCTGCGCGTAATGGAAATCGTCCCCATGTGTGTAATTTTGACGGGGAAGTAAAGGATACCCTCCAACAACGGTAATGGTTTGGCCGTATCCAGATATAGATGCAGAACTTCCCTCTCCGCTTCCCGATACAGAGACGGAGCCTGGTACTAACGTTACTCCTCCACCGATTCCCCAAATACAATCGTCATGGCTTGTCAGCACAAGAGTGTAATATTCTTCTGGACCACCCGACGGAAAGTAAATGCTTCCGGTTAAACAGAAATTGAAGTTTGAAAACGGTGGATTTGGACCATTCGGAAGCGTAGGAGTAATGATCGGCGCTGCAAATACTGGAATACTCCCTGTATTAACAGAGTTCGAGTTTAGCTGGAACCACTGCATAGAAATGTTTCCGTTACCAATACCGGGAAGCCCTGGAATACCTGCTGCAAACGTCGCATCGAAGATAAAAGAATTTCCAGTCGAAGTTCCCGCCGCATCTGAGATAGAACGAGTTGGTCCTGATCCTCCAGGGTCGTCAGGATTTCTCCAGATATATGCCGATGTAGGAACAACTGTAGGAGAATCTCCAAAATACGATATGCTCATGGTTCCTAACGTGGATGTCACCACAGGAAGAGCATTCGTTGTTACCGTTGAATTGAGAGTGATGCTTCCAGAGTTAGAATCGAACGTGTTCTGATAGGAGTTTATGCCAACCTGAAAAGCTACCGCTCCGCTAGGAACTGTAATCTCTGTTCCAATATTAGCTCCAACATCAAACACGGTTGGGACGTAAAGAGGCGCTTGCCATCCAGGAGGAGAAACCATCACCGCACCCGTTGCATCTACAAACGCTCCAACAATATAAGATGCAACCGTAGGATGAGTATTAACTCCAGAATTCTGTAGATATTGTCCCGGATACGTCGCTGCTACTCTGCCGCTAGAAGTAGCAGCAAGTCCCGCCTGAGTAGTGATAGGTGTGCTGTTAATTGTCACGGTTCCAACAGGAACCAAACTATTGATCGTGACAGTGGAAGCATTCACAACATCTATGCTGTACCATACTGTTCCATCAAAAGGAGCAATGCCTCCAGGTTGACCATGATAAGCATCGTTATGCCCATAGTTGTAGCCAGAGTTCGCTCCCGTATAGTTCGTCCACGGGATTGCTGTCGCTGCTAGAGTTCCTGTGGTCGTTACGCCTGAATTGGCCGTTGAGACAATCGGGGCTAGAGGAGGTTCAGCAATGCCCATTTTCCAGCACACCGCAGTAGGCGTAGGCGTTCCTGTATATCCATCATTACAGGAAACTTTCATCATCCCATTGGATACGAAGTTTACTGGCGTACCTGAAGGCCCAATACTGTTTGCTCCAAGGTATTGAGTTTCTAATGTCACCGATCCTTGAGCAGCCGAATCCGCTACATACATCACAGCTTGAACGGACGTGTTAGGGCGAAAAGGAACCATCGAAACAGGATTACCACTCAATCCTGTCGCTACAGTCTTGACGCCTATTGTCGAGTTCCATGCGGATAGGACAGTACTTGCACCGTTGATTATCGAGTAGCCAGAGGCAGGGGCGTTTGGCGAACTATCGTTCAATCTCTTCAAGGAATGGACAGCGGAAGCTAATGTATATAAAGCATTCGTTAAGAGATTGCGGCCTATGACTGCTAGTTTTTTGTAAGCCCGAATGTTGATTGCCATCGGAAATCTGCCGGGAGGCATTACATCAGGAGCGTGTAGAAGATCGACACCATGAAAGTCGAGACGCTCACCATCCTTGTTCCGAGAGAATTCTGCCACGCGTCACCTTCCGTGTCCATCGCCTCTCCCGGAAAGCGCGGATGAATCTAGTTTACATCAGAATCCCAATCAGGAATCTCAACAGTTAACTCTTTTAATTGATGCGTGGAATCTCCCAAAAACTGTATCCTACCATTCGTGACGAAAGAGTGGCATCGAACACACTTAAAAGGCGCTGGATCGTCAGGATGCTCCGCGTTGTAGGTACACCAGCAAGGTTTTTCTTGTCGCCGATAAGGATCGAAATGACCACTCTGGAATAGCACACTAGGTTGGAGCGTGAAAGCGTCAACATCTCCATTCCACGTCCATGCTCCATCACCGCCGATACGAACAGTATGGCTCTGACCGCACCCCGGACACATAAACGATGCTCTTCCTTCTGGTTCTAATTTCAACTTCGCCATCACTGTCCCTTCTGCCTGCTGTTATAACGATTCTGCGCTCTCTCTTGTGCCTGACCACGCTCATCTAACACATCGCTGAAATTTCCTTGACTTTTTAGCCTAGTGTTTTCGGCCATGCAAGCGAGTATGGCTCTCTTTTCGAGTTCTAAAGCAGCCTTGAATTCTGCCCCCCCAACCTTAAACATTGCGCGGCTCTGGCTGAGGTCCAAAATTATATCGAAATCACTCCTAGAACATTGAATATATGTTCCAGTAGAATCGGTTATGGGAGCATTGCCTAATACAGTCACTCCTACGCCGCTTCCAACGGGGGCAGCGATCCAGTCAGGGCCTCCAGTGACAATAACTGGACCGAATCCTGTAGGGTTGGAATCCCACTCCGGGTCATATCTGTCGGTATCGGCAATCGAATCGCAACTTACCGCAACTCCATTTATCTTCCCCAACTCGATCCACGGAGTTTTAAGCATCAGTTCAAGACCTTCCTGATACCGCTTCATGCAATAATCTGCACGCTCATGGTCGGTTGACTCTGACTCTTGGCCAAGCAAATCTGCTAAAGCGCCAAATTCCAACACAAAAACGAAATCATCGGGTATCCCTAGCAGCGTAGGCGTAGGGGGATTAAACGGTGCTCCCGATTGCAATACGATAGCTTCGTAGGTTCCTGGCTGGTTCGGCGGAATATCAACCTGCCACGACAAAGGCGGTTCAGACGATAAAGAGAATGTTTGTGGTGTTCCGGGGTTCAACTGGTAGAGGGGAGCCTCGTAGAATTCCTGCGCCACTGTATCGTCACGGTAAAGCGTCACTGGACTAGGACCACCAGTAAAATTTCCTACTCCATATCCCCCTTCTCCATATCCTCCAGTTCCATAACCTCCCGCCAATTGGCCTCCAGGTATGTAACGAACCCTCTCCACGTCAATTACATTATCTGGAAGTTCGGTTCTAATCGTGTTGGGCGTGAGAGGAATATTTGGTAGTAATTGTTGATTGCAATTTGTTATTTGAATAATCTCGTCGCGTCTGCGCTGTAATGCTTGGCTCATTACCGATAGCGAAAACTGATTCGTGCCTGTCCATGTGCCCGTCAGGTTGCTCGGCTCAAGCAACATAAACTCTAATTCAGCGTATACTTCTACGTCTGTAATTGTTCTCAGACGTGGCGATCCTGCCATAGTTCCGAGCGAATTCCACAAGTTAGATGGATCGTTATACTGGAAGTCCGTTCTCCATACCCAGCAGAGGCTATTCTGCATTTGCAAGGCTCGTGTAATGTACGTCAAAAGCTCTTCGTAGACCCAAAAATCCATGTTAGGGTCGTTCAGCCTTTGCGCAAGCTGCTGCACAGCGGTAGATACTGGCAACCATGTATAAACTCCGTTACCCATGCGCCCTCATTACCCACCGCTCACCAAGTTATAGTTACTGAAGACGGAGACTCAAACGACATATTGAAACTGAAATCTCCACCTCCACCCAAAATCGCACGAAAGAGGATAGTGTTGAGATTAGTGGGTCCAGAGCATACTGGGGTTGCATAACTGATCGTCACACTACCACCAACCGATCCGCTACCACTTGCTATCGGCATCCAAGTGCTGCCTCCATTGCAACTCACCTGCATCTGACCCGTCCCACCGCCAAATGCCCCACCGAGACCAAAACCGGCATCGTGGATCGCATTGAAGTGCAGGTTGCCGGAGACTACCTGAGAAGACGGAGAAACTGAACTGGAAGTGTCACTACAAGTCGATCCGCTGCAAGTGATCGTTCCCAACCCCGGAGAGAATTGAAAACTGTGGACATTGTTTCTTGATCCGGTCGTCCTCCCCGTAGCCCCCGGAACCTGAGCGGCCAGCGATACTGAGAAAAGCAGAACCATCAACCAGCGCATTAGTTCACCCCCACATTCAGAGTGATCGCGGTCGGCGTGATGTTAGATGTGGTCTGGTTGCAAATAGCCCAATCCAAAATATCTGGAGAGGCGTCCGGCCAAAGTTCAACAACCAAGCCGCCGTTTGCTCCCCACCCTACCGCCGCAGTTGGATTTGTGGCAAAAGCTGTCGAGAATGTCGATGTAGACGTGACTCCGGTCAGAGACGCGGTTGCCGGTAACGAGCATGTGTTAGCATTTACGGTAGTCGCCGAGAGAGACAACTGAACTTTAGGAACCACGCTTGCCACTGTCACATTGGTTCGATGGTTAGTTGGATCATCAACGACAGTTGCCCCGCTAACAAAGTTTAGTGCAGGTTCTTGAGGAAGCGCAGTTCCGGCCAATTGAATGGTCAGTCCGCAGAGACTTGGCGTGTTGTATACCGTCCCATTGGAAGCTAGGCAATTTCCAGCCGTCCCTCCCGATCCGTTTACCGTATATCCGACCGTCGCATTGACGGTAAGAAATGTGTTTATCGCCGCAGTGTAATTATTTCCTATGTTCAATTTTGGAAGATTAACACCATCGGACAGGTTGGATGATGCTATTTGAATACCATTCACATTAAATTGCGTCGTGGCATTGAATATCGGGGCTGTCTGTGGGCTTCCTATGAACGTGTTAGGCGCAGTCAATTTTGGAAGATTAACACCATCGGACAGGTTGGATGATGC